TTGGTGGCGGCAGTTGTTGTGCGATCATCGAATACCGCCCCTTCATCTGCAGCTACCGATGAGGTCAATATGGATGAGCCTGATATGTCAGCCTCGTTCAAATTGATCCTTGCACAGCTTGTCCAAGTGCTATCCAGACACTCGCCAGTAGATGCAAAGGTCGTAGTGTCAAATCCTCCGAACTGGCATAGCAACCCTGCGAAGGTTCCAACATTCAGCGTCAGCAAGGACGGAGTATTCGTGCCCAAGTGGTTGATGATGATGTTCGTCCATTCGACGTTGGACGAGGCGTTGCGGATCTCAAATTCGTTAAATCCAGCCGGTAGGAACAGATCATCCAGTACGTTGATGACTCGATCGCTGTCGCGGAAGTCTACTGCCGTGGCCGTGGTTCCCATGACAAACGCGCCATGGAATAGGAACCCTTCAAGGGTAGGAGTGAGGAGCCCCCATGCTGATGCCGAATCATCTACTGATGCGGCGAGGAACGTCCCGTAGGCCGCTGCTTGACCATCAATGATCTGTAGTTCTCGCCCATGCCGCGTTACGTCAAGTCCGTTCGGGTTGCCTTTAAGTGTTCCCGAGCCAAGAATCTTCCACGCAGCACCCGCGTAGTCTGTCGTTGTCGGGGTGCCGACTGTGGCCGAGGGAGTCTGCGTGGGATCAACTGCATAGTTGCGCCAGCCGGCCAGATCCGAACCTTCGGAATCATCACCGTCTACATAGAATTGATCGAAGTCTGAAAGACCGTCGCCAATAAGAACTTGCATCCCACCCGCTGCTATGGTGTCCATCAAATTGCGATTGTTCTGCTTGGCCCAAACAAAGACAGCATCGCCGGAGGCAACTGTAATAGTGCCACCAACGTCCTGCATGATGCCTTTTGTGGCAGTAACGAAACCAGCTTTTGATATGCACTGGGTATTCTCGATGAAGTAATCTGTTTCATCAGATAGACCAGCACCACCCGAGCCTACGATGTTTACGTGCCCGTAGTTCGTAACGTCCTCTGCATCCCCAATAAGTGCCAGATCAGTTGCGTATGTCGCGACGGCCATTAGCTATAACTCAACGAAAGTCGGTTGTCCCAGATGTTATCTCGGTTGCTATTGCCATCGGCCCACGTAGTAACGGCGTCTGTATTGCCACCACCGTCTTCAGTAAATACAATTCTCTTGATGCTCCAAGTTGCAGCACTGTCTATCGTGCCCGGGAGGGCGTCAGCGAGGTAAAGCGTATCACCGCTGTCTTGTTCATCTAAACGAGATGCATTTTTCAATTTTGTAACTCCGAAGTCCGTGCGAACCCAAGACCCCGGAGTGGCATCGTCAGGTTCAATAATATCAACTGCGTCATCTGTTCTGACGTCGGTGTCATCAAAGAGGAACCACCCTTCTTCGTCGCCAACAAGTACAGATGCAAGGTCATTATGAACCGGCGCATCAAGCTCACGCAACTCTGCATAGGTTCTTGCCCGTAGCGTTGTCGATCGTTGGACACGTTGAATACCCATTATGCGACCTGCAAGATTGACCAATCATTGGTCTTCTCTGCTACGAACTTGAGTATACGCTGCGCCCACGCACTCTTTTTCCAGAGCTCGTCACCGGGGTGGGCTTCTTTCATGAAAGATATGAGGTCGTCATCTGCAATTGCTTTGAATGCACCATCATCTGGTTCCGGCCCCCTTCCTTTATGAATAACTAGCGCCCTTACGTGTTCTTTGCCTAGGAGCAGTAATGATTCAACTCGATTATTACCTATACAGATTCGGTAGCGTAGTCGCCCGCCAGAATCCACTTCTACAACGATTGGATTGATTTGTCCGTCCACTTCGATGCTGTCTTTCAGTGCTAAGAATTCGTCCTTCGACATGCCGCCAGTCTTCAAACCATCTTTGAAAAGATGGTCCGCAGTACACAAGGTGAGCCTACTTATTGGGAACTTCTCGAAGTAGTATGCCTTGTATCGGCAGTTCATCTCAGTAGACCCTTGTCATTACTGTTGACACGAGCTTGTTTATAAACGATATTCCCGATACTAGCAACTAATTGCAGGCATACACATGGCGGGTGTTTTACAAGTCGTTTCCCCCCAGCAGGTATCAGATTACGAGGCTGAAGTTGAAGCCTCACGAACACCTCCTGACCCGGCTGTAGAAATGGAAGGGCTCGTGTCGATAATCCGACGTGAGTTCCATGACGCCCGTAATGCTCGCTACGTCAACGGTATATCTCAAAGACTCATCGAAGCGCAGCGAACATATCGCGGCCAGTATTCCCCCAACAAGCTGCGGGACATTAAAGCCTTCGGTGGCTCTGAGGTGTATTCTCGGGTCACCCCGACCAAGTGTCGCGGCGCTACCAGTGTCCTCAGGGACTTGTATCTCAGTGGTACTGAGCCACCTTGGGAGCTCACCCCCACACCGGTTCCCACGATGCCTGAGGATATAGCCACCGCTGTATCCGGATTGGTTCAATCCGAAGTGCAATCAATGCAGGAGGCCGGCCAGCCGATTACCGAAGAAATGGTTCGGGACCGTATGGCACAGCTGATGGATGGGGCGCAGATGGCCGCCATCAAAAATTCTGTAGAGCAAGCCAAGGCTGCAAGTCGGGAGCTCAATGATGTATTGATTGAGGGCAGATTTTACCAAGCACTCAAAGAATTCCTTATTGACCTGCCGATTTTTCCAGTCGCGTGTATCAAAGGGCCCGTCGTCCGTCAGAAGACCAAGGTCCGTTGGAAAGACGGACAGCCCTCTCAGGAAACAGCACCGAAGCTTTTCTGGGACCGGGTAAGCCCACTGGACTTGTATTTCACCCCCGATGCTGGCCATCTGGATGAGTCCTATGTCATTGAGCACGTTAGATATTCTCGGCAGGAGCTGTACAATCTCATCGGAGTCCCGGGTTACAAGGAGGATGAAATTCGTGCCGTCCTTGCCGACTTTAAGGACAAGACCCAATCGAGGTCGTGGCGAGATTGGTTTGACGAGGAAAGGGAAGACCTTGAGGACAGGGATCATTGGGAGTCCGCCCGTGGCCAGTTGATTGACGCTCTTGAGTGGCATGGTTGCATACAGGGACAGATGCTGCTGGATCACGGGTTCTCAGCTGAAGAAGTTGATGATCCAGAACAAGAATATATGGTCGATGCTTGGGTTGTGGATAGGTACTGCATCAAAGCGCAGATCGCCCCGAGCCTGACGAACCGGCCAAACTACTACCTTTCAAGCTTCGAGAAGATCCCCGGGTCTATCTGGGGCTACGGCCTTCCGGATATCCTGCAGGACATCACGTCTGTCTGTAACACGACCATGCGCAGTATTGTCAACAACCTGTCAATAAGCTCTGGCCCGCAGGTAGTCGTGAATCTCGATCGATTAGCTCAGACGGAGGACGCTAATACCCTCTATCCGTGGAAGCGATGGCATGTGATTGACGACCCGCTTGGCCAGAACAAGACCGAGAAACCGGTCGACTTCTTCCAACCACAGTCCAATGTAAACGAGCTCATGATGGTGTATGAGAAGTTTGCGAACATGGCTGATGAAGCCTCTGCTCTCCCTAAGTACCTGACAGGTTCAGGAGCAACGGGAGGTGCCGGCCGCACCGCCTCAGGCCTTGCTATGCTTATGGATAACGCATCTAAAGTGATGCAGAACGTCGCTGCGAATGTGGATGATGACATCCTCACACCCTCTATAGAGGGCCTTTACGAGATGGTAATGCTGAGTTCAGCAGGGCCAACGTTGAAGGGCGATGAGACCATTGTTGTCAAGGGCGTGACAGTAGCCGTCCAGAAAGAAACCGATCGTATGCGCAAGCTTGAATTCCTGCAGATGACAGCAAACCCAATGGATATGCAGATCATGGGTATCCCGGGCCGCGCCGCAGTCCTTGAAGATGTGGCGGAAGAACTTGGTATGAAAGGGAAAAAGGTAGTACCATCATCCGAAGAACTTCAGGAGAAGCAGCAAGAGGCGGCCAAAGCAGCACAGGCCGCGCAAGCAGCTGAAGCTGGGGGAGGAGGAGGAGCTCCCGGTGGATCTCCAGACGCAGGACGCGACCCCGCGATGGCAGCGAGGGAAGGGCAAGAGAATGCAACCCGAGGAGTAGTACAGTGATTAACAGTAAATTAGCTAAGAAATATGGGAAGCCGCTTAACGCATCCGCTGGCGAGCACACCCAATCGAAGACGAAAGGTGGTGGCAAGAACTCGTCTATCATGTCGAACCCTAACACCAAGTCTGATCGGTGTGGTTACGGCGTCAACGGTGTTGGCAAGTAGGAGACCGACATGCATGAATCATATCCGAAAGGCGGCCCAACAGGGTCCCGCAAGGTTTTCTCTGGTGAAACGCTCGGCGGCGATGGCATGACAAATCGCGATGGCCGCGAGAAGCGCGACTACATGAAGTCCGGCCGCAGTGCAGTTTGCACCAAAGCTCAGAGTAGCGAGAAGTTCAAACCGGGTTCAGAGAGTGCTGGCCGGGGTGCAGACTTCAGCAAAACGAGCTATCCGAAGCACGGCCATAGCGCCACGAAGTTCGGCTCGACAGTTTCGCAGGGGAGCTGATATGTTCACCACCGCTGCAAAACGAGGTAAGTTCGGGAAGAACCCCGGGAAAAAAGAAGCCGAACAGGACTTCACCCCGGCGTCTATGAGCTCCGCTGTTGAGTTCGGTGGTGGCAAACCTGATGGTGGTCGCCGGTTTACCAATAACTACGGCAAGACCGCAGGACGCCGCAACGACGTTGATACGGAAGCAGGCGAAGAAAGCCGCCGCACCGTCCGTATGTTCAACTGGATGAAAGGGGAAAGCTATTAAGCTTGACCAAGAAACCGCAGAATCACTGATGCGTCTAGCCCATAGCAAGGACTTTCAAGTTTTTGGTAATTGGCTGGAGACAGTGCATACCACCTTTATCCAAGGTGCAATTATGGGGGTCGATGGTCATGACCCCGCAGTATTACGTGGCCGTGCACAAGGACTCTCCATCCTCAAGAATGAGATGGAAAAAGCGCCTGATGTTGCCGGTCGAATTCAAAAAATAAGCTAAGAGGAATACCCAATGGGGCTCCCCAAACAAATACGTACGCAGATTAAGCAGGGCCAAGAAATCGAAGACCAGCTCCGTAAAGAACAAGCGGAAGATGGATCGGAAGACAAGTCCCAAGAGGAGATAGATAAACTTCTCGCTGAGGTTACTCCACCGGAGGACCCTCCTGCCAACGTAACTGAGCTACACCCCGATCCAGAAGTTGCGCCCGAGCCAAAGCCCGAGCGCGTGGATTGGAAGCAGAAGTACTCTGTCTTGAAGGGCAAGTATGATGCCGAAGTACCTCGTATGGCACAGGACGTACGCGATGCGAATGCTCGTATCAATGCGTTAGAAGACCGACTAGCAGCACCGCCGGTCGCAGCACCAGTAGCTGAGGCCAAGCCTCGGGCGGACTTCACAACGGAGGAAATCGCTGACTATGGCGAGGACTTGCTGGATGTGATTGGCCGCAAAGCCAGATCAATTGTTGAGTCAGAGTACCTGCCTCAAATCAACACGCTCAATACTGAGCTCTCCAACCTGAAGAATACGGTTGGTGAGACAGGCCAACGTGTTGCGAAGCAAGAGACAAATGAAGTATTCGCCCAGCTTGACGCAGAAGTCAAAGACTGGCGTACAGTAAACGTTGCTCCAGCTTTTCACGTGTGGCTGGATCAAATCGATCCCTTTAGTGGGGTAACACGTAAAACACTTATGCTGAATGCTTTTAACCGCAAAAACGCCCCGCAGGTTAGAACATTCTTTGATAAGTACGCTGAGGAAAACGCCACAGTCATTCCAAATACAGCCGCAGTACCCTCTGGGCAAGGGGGTCCAACCGCTGCGACACTGGACTTGAATGATTATATTGCACCGGGACAACCAAGGTCCGGTGGCGATGCTGGCGCTCCGAAAGACAAGCGCGTCTGGTCTAACACAGAGATCGGTGCGTTCTATTCTGATGTTCAGAAAGGACGCTACAAAACCCGACCTGAGGATAAGACCAGAATTGAGGCAGACATTATTTCTGCTACCAGAGAAGGGCGCATTCGTTAATTAGGAGCTAGAAACTCATGGCACATGCAGGCTATCCAGTACCAGCAACTACCACCGGTTCGTTTACCGGTACGTTGCCAACGCCGGCTTATTCCGGCACATTTATTCCCGAACTTTGGTCTGGAAAGATCATTGAAAAGTTCTATAACGCTACTGTCTTGGCAGCAGTCGCGAATACGGACTATGAGGGTGAGATTACAAGTTACGGCGACAAGGTTACGATTCGTACCAAGCCGTCGCTCGCGATCAATGATTACACTGCGTACACCGCTCTCACAACCGAGACACCGTCCAGTGCAGTTGTTGAATTGCTTATTGACCAAGGTAAGTATTGGTCAGCGGCGCTTGACGACGTGATGGAGATCCAATCGGACCTCGACCACTTCAGCCTGTGGGCAGATGATGCCTCTGAGCAGATGAAGATCGAGATCGATACGGACGTCCTTGCTGGTATTCCAGCAGGCGTAGCTGCATCCAACCAAGGCGCAACTGCCGGTGTCCAGAGTGGCACAAGCATTAACCTCGGCGTAGCAGCGACTCCAGTCGTAATCACGAAGGCAACTGCAATCGATAAGATCATCGAGTGTGGTCAGATCCTTGACGAGAACAACATTCCGGAAACGGGACGTTGGATTGTTATCCCAGCTTGGCTGGCGGCAATGATCAAAACGTCAGATCTGCGTGATGCTTCACTGACTGGCGATGGCGTATCAATGCTTCGCAACGGCCGGCTCGGAATGATCGATCGTTTCACGCTGTATGCTTCAAACCTCCTACCGTACGCTGGTGGCGATTTGGCACACAGTATTATCTTCGGCCATTCTCACGGACTGACGTTCGCTTCTCAGCTTACTAAGGTAGAGACGCTTCGTGCAGAAAGCACCTTTGGTACCATCCTGCGTGGTTTGCAGGTATTTGGTTACAAAGTGGTTGACGGCACGGCGCTTGGAATCCTTTACGCTTCAAGATCGTAAGTCAGTAGCTCTGATATGGGAGGGGGATGGTCCCCCTCCCTTTTGACTGGAAGGTAAAATGGCACAGTATTTGAAATCATTAATAACTGGATGCGTACTCCCGTACGTCCCGGCATCACTGAAGTCCGCAGACATCCGTTTGATGGACCCCCAAGAGTGTGCGGAGTACGAGGCTAGTCTTAACAAGCCTGTCGCAGCTCCTGTGGTGGTCGTAGAGCCTGAGGTGGTTGTTGAGCCTGAGGTGGTTGTTGAGCCTGAGGTGGTTGTTGAGGTGCTTATTGAGGACCTTGATCCGGTAGCGGAAGTTCTCGGAGCCCTTGAGGTTGACTGATGCCTAAGTCCATCGATCAGGCCTTAGTCGATGCGCGGGTCATTCTAAATGACACGGCTGGCGACAGGTACACCGATGCTGATTTGGTTGCAGATTTCAATAGTGCTATTTCGATGACAAAGATGCTTCGCCCCGATGCTTTTATATTGGGGGAAGCGTTACCAGAAGTTGCAGTGGCTGACCTTGCACAAATGCCAGCTACGGATTTCCCTTTGCCTGAGATTTTTTATCAGAGCTTTATCTATTACTTGGCGGGTAACGCCGAGTTGCGTGATGATGAGTTCGCAGTCGACAACAGAGCAATGACTTTACTTGCAGCGTATCGGAGGAACTTAACAGGTAATCTTCGATAACAGGAGTACAAAATGCCGCAGAGTGGCTTTGAAGATGGGTTCGCAGTTACCACTAGTGGCTCACTTGATACTTGGGTTAAGGAGATTTATGCCAAAGTACCCGGTGCTATTGAGGGTTACATCTACGACCAGCTGAAGTTGGTTGTAAAGGATTTCTTTCAGCGAACAAAATCATGGCGGACCTTCCTCGGTCCCCTGTCAACGTCAGCTAATGACGGGACAATATGCCTCAACCCCGTTGATGCATACTCCAATGTTATTCAGGTTCTTGATGTCACCCGCAACAACATGTCTATGTCGATCACCGACGTAAGAGGGTTGTCGCGATTACTCGCAAATGAGAATGACAACAGGAACCCCTCCAGATTTTATCTGGACCCATATCACACTATTAAAATCTGGCCAGTGCCGACTGTCGACATAGAGGATATCTATGTAACGGCCGCACTTACGCCCCGCCTCCGTGCCGACAACCGCATCCCTGAGTGGATCGTTGAGCAGTGCTACGAGGTTATCAAGGCAGGTACTTTACAGCGGCTGTATGAGGAGCCTGACAAGACGTACTCCAATGTCGCTAAGGCTGAGTACTGGGGAAAGAGATATCGATCAGAGATGGCACGATCACGCTCTGTCGCTGCACAAGGCTACGGCGAGTCAGCCCAGCCTTGGGGATTCCCCCAATGGAACATGTAGATGCCTACCCCAACTTACATAGACGAGTCGTTGTACCTCCCACTGGGTGGGCTCAATGGCTTTGAGCTCAACGGATTCGCAGTCAACGGCGCAGCTTTTGTGGACTCCCCATTTGCGGGGAGCCCCTTCGCGCTTGACCCCTACAGGTCGGTCTTACCGGGCGAACCACAGGGTGCCAATCTACGCGCCATCTACCCGTCAGTGCTTCCAGATTCTGTCGCTGTCTCTTATCAGGGAAGTGATCAGGTTGTATCGGAAGTCTGGGCTCCTCGTTGTAGCACTGAAGCTCCAGCGGAAAGAAAAGATTCGTCAGTTGCAGCTGAGTTCGTATCGCTTGCGTATGAGGTGGAGGGTATTTCTCTCGTCCCTTCCGAGTACCGCACAGCGTATGTACTGGCGGACCATCCATCGACCAGTACGTCTGATCGGCAGAGTTCGGAGGAGCCCCCAGTGGTACCCTCCCTTGCGCCTGATGAAGTGGAAGTTTCAGAAGTTCCGGCAGAGAGCCGCACAACAAAGGTCCCGAGGGGAGACTCATGACATTACTTGATCGGTTCCGGAAGCAGCCGGCTGAAATTAAAAAGTACCAGATCGACTACTCAGAGTGGTTGGCTACTGGTGAGACTGTTACCAGTGTGGTGACAGCAGTGACTGTGCTTAACCCGGCAGCAACCGACGTTGGTGAGCCAACAATGACAATAGGCACCACCCAAATTGTTGGGGGTACTGTGTATGAGTACTACGTG